CGCCCTGCGCGTGAGCGCAACGAGTTCGTTTCCAATCGCTCCTGAGGGGACTATGCCAACTCCAAGTTGCGGCACTTTGGCCTCCTATATTCCTAGTTGTAGGGCTAGGCCAACACCGATATAGACATGGCCCGGTGTGACACTTGCAATGTCATCGACTCGCTGTCCCTTCGGGTGACGAGACGACCATAGTTCAAGATTCTCAACGCGATTATCGGCACGATCACCGTTCTTATGATGAACGGTCTCATGTGCAAGCAACTCACGCCCTAAATGTTGCTCCATCACGACGCGATGTTCATGGATATAGAACCGCTTTCCTTTTCCATTAGATCGCAATTGCACGCGATATCCGTGCTGATCAACGCCCCATCCCTTCATCTGAAAATCATTGGCGCAAGCAGGAGAGCAAAAAACCTGATTGCGGTTGCAATGCCGGCTCCGCCCCTCTCCATAAATTTTATAGGAGAACAGCAGCCCGCACTGTTTGCAATTGGCCTGCGTTGGACCCTTCAAATGTGAGCGGTCATATTTTCCGCTCATAATCTATACCTCTCCTACAAGCGACCGCTTGCCGTGCTGGGGCGAGAGGTATGATCTTCTATTCTACGATGTGCGGGACTTCCTCGATTCCTCGTCCCACACCTTGCGTGCTTCCTTGTCGAGCCAAGCGTCTTCGTCTTCGAACAGCAATTTTTGGTCGTCGTCCGCCCGCGCCCCAAAATTCCATCCCGTGGGATGGTAGCCGGACGGCGGCTCCACGCGGGCCGGGTTCTGCTTCTCGAACAGCGCCACGCCAGCCTCGAAGTCGGGGATGGTGCGCTCTTTCATGAGGGTGAGGATTTTCTGGATGCCTTCCTCGGTATATCCGTCCGGGTTCTTTTCAGACAGGCGGTATTGCTCGATCTTTTCCTGGAAGGCGGTTTCGAGCTGCTCGCGCTTGACCTTGACGGCCTGTTTTTCGAGCGCGGCCTCGACCAGCTTGGTCGTGTCCTCCTCGGTCATCACGACCGGCTCCGGGATATAGGCCGGTTCCTCGTCGTGAATGGCCTCCTGCACCAGGCGCTTTTTCTTGCCGCGGGTGATCTTGTCGAGGAGCTTGTAAGCGCCCCGCAGGGTGGCCAGCTCGCGGTCGTCTATCTCAGCCATGTTTCACTAAACTCCCGAATGCCTGCGTCAGCGCAGGCTCAGTCGACACGCGGCGAGCCGTCAGCCCGCCGTGTGATAGTCACGTTGACCCACATCCCGACCTCACGCAGCTTACGGAAGATGTAGGTCTTATCCGGCCCTTCTGGCACGAGCGCCTCAAGCGCGTTGGCATACGCACGGGCAGCGGCCCGCGCATCTTCCATCGCCGCCCGCTGGGCGTCCGTGGGCATCAGATAGTCGAAAGTGCTCTGGTGCATATCACAGGTCCAAGACGGCTGTGAACAGCCTTTTGGTTCTTAGTCCGTATGCTTGATCATTAACTCGGGCGCAGACGGCGGGCCCGAGCGCTGATTCGAGTTGTTCTGCGGCTCGTTGCCCATCACGTCCTTGCCGAAGATCGAGAGCCTTGCGCCGATGCCGACGTTATCGAGCGGCACCTTGATGATTTGCGGGTCGGTCTCGATGATGCGGTTATAATTGGGTCCAGGAAAGTTCGGCATATTTTTATCCTTTCATCGACTCACTGGAGAGAGGGCGGCATGGCAGGAGTGGGCGGCGTGGGAGGTGCTCCTCCGCCGCCCCCTCCTGCGCTCGCCCCAGCGGGGGCAAGTGCGCCCTTAACCATGTCCATCATGCCGCCCTTGTTCGCGTCGGCGGCAAGGCCGGCGAACGTGGTCTTGTCCATGCCGGGCACGGAGGCGGACGGCGGGATGTACTTGTTAAGGGAATTCATGGCGTTGAGCACGGCCTTGTAAGGCTCGCTGCCCATCTGGAGGGCGGGGAGCGCCTTCTCCATGATTTGGATCGCCCCCCGCAGTTGTGCGAGGCCATTAGCGACCTGACCGGGGTTGCCGGTCGGAGTCTGCATTGCGGACGGGCCTCCGCCCATGGGCGGAGTGCCGGTCACTGCGGGAGGCAATACCAAGTCGGTGCGCCGCGCGTTGGCGGCACAGGTGGAGTCCGGGGAAGAATTACTTCCGGCGACCCCTCTTGTGCCTACGACGAGCCTTGCTGAGTTTGTCCTGTTCCAAAGCGATCATTGATCGTCTCCGTGAAATTAAGTGGCAGGGCTACGAGTCGAACCGCCACTTGACAGCGCCAAACTTTACTTGCGTTTGCCCTTGGTCAGAAGCTCCGGGTGTTCCTGGAGCATCTTGGCTTGAGCGGCGGCTTTCTGTCTGGAACGCAATATCAGACTATCCTCGTGCGGGGGATGCGTCAACCGGATCAAATCCTCGCCGTCGATGGCCCCCGCCTTGGCGAGCGCGAACGCCTTGTTCATGGCGTCCTCTTGGAAGACGGGCGATGATGTATGTGAGTCCACGGAGACACGATAACCCTCCGGCAGCTGATCCAAGAGAAATACTTGTTTTTTGTCGGTTTTTTGCAGCTCGGCGTTCTTGACGCCGCACAGCTTGAGGCAGAAGTCGCCGACGTTGGCGACTTGCCGCTCGCAAAGAAGGCTGCGGTCGCGCAGCCGCGGCGTGGCGTTTCTCGTAAGTGTCTGCGTCTGTGCCGAGCTGCGCACCCCTGCATCGCCTTCACCCATGAGAATCGGGGCAAAGCCTGCCACGTCGTCAAAATAATCTTTCGTTTCCTTGATCGCGGCGAAGATTTCCGGGTCGAGTTCGGGCGCAAGATTGGCGATCTTCGCGTTGGGATTTTCCTCGGCAATGAACCCTCCCGGTCTTTTCAGTGTCTTGTATTTTTCGAGGTTGAGGCCGGCGAAGCCGGTGGCGGCCCGCGGCGGGTCGGCGCGCAGGCGGGTCAATCGCGTCATGTCCATGATCTGGTCGTTGAGCAGGTCCTGCAGGCGGTAGATTTGCGAGATTTCGGACGAGCCCCAGAAATACCCATCCACCTCGTTCGGGCAGATTTTGTGAAACGGCTGCTCCTCATCCACCGCGCACATGTTGCGGCGCTTGTACTTGCCCTCTACCAGGATGCCGGGGTTGACGATGCGCAGCGTCGTCCAATCGTTCCGTTGAGAATCGCGCACCCATAATTCGTCCACTCGTATGAGCCGAGCCGCCGTGTGCTGGTGAAGCACAGGTGAAGGGAGCGACACAATGGACACTTGACCAGTTGTCCCTGTAGCGGTTCCCAGGCCCACCGGGGGATTCGTGCCTCCGATAATAACCTGGTGGAAGAACGACTCGGCACTTTCCAGCTCCTTCCCAGGTTTGGCGGCATTATCGACCTCCTTGAGAATGTGGTCGCGGTCGGGGTGGTCGATGACGGTACGCCGGAACTGGCTTTTTGTCAGGTATTCGGTATGGACGAAAGCCTCCTGGCGGTCCAGCTCCTCGATGTCCTCGCGCAGCACGCCGAACATTTCTGGGTGCACGAGATAGCCTTCCAGGCCGTCGTGGCCCCAGATGACTTTCATCATCATGCAACCTTTGACCAGGGCGCTGTTGACGCCCATGGCGAACTCCAGATCGACCCCGCAGCGGTGAAATTCGGTGGTGAGATAGCGCGCGGCGCGATCCCCCATCTGGATCACGTCGTCTTCCTCGGAGGTGTCGTAATCGATGGAAAAGCGCACATCGACCGGCGAATAGAGCATGGAGGAGAGCCGGTCGATATGCGAATAGCAGCGGTTATAGCGCGCCTGCTGGCCGTCGGTGCGGCCCATGTAGTAGTAGCTTTTCCACTGCCCGATCTGGTCGCGGCGTTCCTCTCTGCTGACGAAGCACTCCTCGATGAGTTCGGTTGCCCAATCGGTCAGGTGTTCGGATTTGCGCGGCAGGCGCATGGGGGCGTCTCCTGTGAGACACCCCCGCCGGGACGAGTGCTCATCAGGGTCCAAGACGGCCGTGAACGGCCTTTTGGAAGGTAGCGATGCCCGTCTGTACGGACGCCGCAACCTTACGCCGGCCTACGGCAAAAACCAAGGTTGCCGTTCAACCGGGGTTGAAGATCAGGTGGCCATGGTCCTTTCCCATGAGCCACACATCTCCGTTGTTGAACTTATGCTGCATCCATTCGACGGGAACGCGCATGATGTAATCATCAAGATTTAGGGGTGTGCCCCTGATCGGCATCAGCGAGGATGCGCGCACAATGGCGGGCGCGGCAATGAACAGTGCGCCAAGTCCGGCCAAGAATCCGCGGCGCGTGGGTACGATCAAGTCAGCCATGAATAGGAGCTCCGAAAGCGTGCCAGCCGAGTACAAGGAACAACAGAAACAGGACAATGTTGGGGGCGGCCGGATGCGGGGTCCAGGCCAGCCACAGCACGAGCCACAACAGCAGCAATATCCAGAATAAAAGACCGAGCGTCATTGTCCTGTTCCTCTATGGCCTCCACCTTCCTACGATCTTCATCGGGGTTTTCAGTTCTCCGGACTTGATGCCCTGGTGCAGCAGGTTCATCGGGTTGGGGCCTTGCGGGCCGGTCTTAGCGGTGGCCAGAACATGCTGCATGGAGACTTGCGGGACAGTAACTCCAGCCGGCTGGGTTCCCCAATTAAAAGACGCATGAGCGGCACCGCCATCGGTTTGTGAGCGTGCGACTTGCGCAACAGGATGAGTGCTTTCTTGCACATACTCGCGTACAGCGCGCTCGATTTTCTCCCGCTCGTTGGTTTGTGGCGCCGGCGGTTCGAGGTAGGCCGGCTCGCCCTCGCGGGTGTTGTCCTTGAGGTTGGAGAGGCCGAAGTCTTTTTCGATGATGTCTTGCGCATAGTCGATGGCCTTGGATTTCACGCCATTGATGGCGAACATTCCCGGCACCCAGTCCAGCACCTTGCTGCATTGCGGGCAGTCCGGATCGGGATCGTTGCTCTCGCAATCAACCTCGAACTCCAGCTCGCAGTCGTCGCATTTGTAGGTGCGAATGATCATTCCGGCGGTCTCCATCGAAACGGAGGTGCCCCTGCAATCACCCAATCATCCAGAGACTTGACTGAGTGCAAAAGCCAGAATGGAATGTACCATCCCTGTGTTGCGCTGTTGTACCAGCAATTTCCATTCTGTCTTGCCAACCAGATTGCTTCCCGCGCCAGCAACCAACCCACGATTTGAGATTTTTTCATGGGTAGATTGACCAAGACCAGAACGTGCGGAACATCCGACTTGTCTTTTGCTCGTATCAGCAAGTCCAAGCCAGTTCGTGCATGTACGTCGCGCGCCCGCGCTTCGATAATATCACCAACATCAACCGAATGGATATTCCCAATACTGGAAGGACTTTCCATCCCGTAACGCTCCGCAACATTGAGTTCGGCAATGCGACCTATGAAATCCCCCTCCTGGACTCGTCCCCCTCCGTAGTTTTTATAACCGTGTTGTTCTGCATAGGCACGGCGCGCATCAGCATCCTTTCTGGCCTGCAACAACAACGCATCGCTATTGTCAACGAGCACGCCGATCATTCGTAACCCGCCCACGCCCGGCGGTCCTCCTCCTCCTGTCTTTTTTCGTCCTGGCGCTTGAAGAAATCCCCGATCATCCAGGAGGTAAAATTCGCGATAGTGGGGTTGTTGCGGGCGCGCTCCTCGGCGGCGGTGATGTTGTCGTAGGTCGCGCCGAGCGTAATCAACCCGTTGCGGCACCAGTCGATCCAGGCTTTGTTGGCGAGCGCGGCGGCGATGACGCGGTCGTCGTGCGAGGTTCCCTCGGCGGAGATGTCGCTGCCCTTCTGGGTGACACGCTCCATTTCCTTGAGCAGCGGGACCGAGCGCGGCGACACCATGCGCAACGTGTAAGCATCCCGGAGCTGGTTCATGATGGTCATTTTGTTTTCCAGATTGGACTTCCATCCATAAACGTAGCCGGCTCCAAGCTGATCCGGGCGGTGATAGAGATACCATTTGACGCTTGAGAAAACATCATTGAGACCGGCTTGAGACGCTGCTCCGCGTAAGTAACCGTCATCGAGCAGTCGTTTGAGGTGTCGCATTTCCTGCAATACACTAAAACCTGGACCGGTAACTTCCAGGTTGATCCAGACGTTTTGATAAGCTCCTGCGAGGTGGGACATGACCCAGGCGCAAGTGTAGGTTTCCGGGAGCGACGTGCCGTATTCCGCGACCTGGATGAGCTTGTCGGCATAACATCTCCATACGCTGATTGCGTGTTCGGCCGCGGTATCGCTGCGGCCGTAGGCGGGATCGACTCCCATCACATAGACCGCGTCGTGGCGCGGTTCTTCCCACACCCGCAGGTCGCAGCCCTTGGTCGTCTCCATCGGCACCAGCTCAGTCGCCAGGAAGTTTTCTCCGAACGTGTACTGGTAAGCCTTGAGCGGGGTGCGATGCGTGGTAATGTCTTTTATATCCTCGTTGATGTGGCGGGAGGGGAAGAAAGAGTGACCACTTGTTATGAACGCCTGTTCCGGGGTCCAGGGAAAATTCTGCTGCATAAGGTCTTCGTCTGGAATATCCTCGACGAACTTTTTTCTGTACCATGCGACTTGCTCCGGCTTCACGTCCACCTTGAAGCGCTTGCGAACTTGTTGGATAAGAATTTTCTCATCGTCCTCCAGCGTGCCGTCCCAGTAGCGCTTGAATGATTCGCCGGCCGGATCGAGAGAATAGATATCCATGTCGAACCAGCCGACGAAAATTGTCTTCTTGCTGAGGTCGTCGTTCCGGGCGGCGGTCCACATGTTATACCACATGTTGAACCCGTGGGCGGTCGACTCGAACAGATAGAAGCGGTTCGGGTTGCGTTCTGCCAGCGACGCCAGCAGCGAGGCTAATCCTTCTTCACTACCCCAGCTTCCGACTTCCGTCCCATGCACAAAGGACAGTGCTCTGGACTGTCCGAGCGTCGTGTTACCTCGGCGCTTACCAGCGACAAGATAGTCGAGAGACGAGCCGTTATTGAGGACAAGTCCGTGCCGGTTATGGTTCTTAATTCCAACGCGAAGACCTCTAGGGAGAGAGGCGATATATCTCTCAAGCAGGACGCGAAACTTCTCTCGGTTGGCGTCGTCATCGGTGATCAGCGCTCCCTGTGTTCCGGGGTGTACGGAGAGCCAAAGTAAGTCGAGTGCCAGAGAGATGGTAGATATTCCGAGCTGACGCGCCTTGAGCACCAGAAAATGTCTAATCCCTCGATCCAGCCCATCGCATACCTCGTGGAGGAAACGCTCTTGGGCGCGATATAGCTTAAGCGGGCCAACTCCTGTTTCTTTGCTATCGATAGTAAGGTGTGAGCAGAAATCAAGGACGACGGGCAACCAGGCCCGTCG